TGGATTTGTGAATTTGAAAAAAATAGTGGAACTCAGTTATGCTCTTTTACCTACTCATGGCGATTATCGTTGCAGGCATGCATCATTCATCTTATATCGGGATAAAATCATGAGTATTGGAATAAATCATCCGAATAAAACCCATCCCCGTAATCTTCAATTTGGTTATCGCAACAAACGCAATCAACCCATCAATAACATCATAGGAATTCACAGTGAATTGGCTGCGGTGATCAAACTGGGTAGGCAAGATCTTAATGACTTGGACATTGTGAACACCAGAATAGACCGGAACGATCAACTGGCACTTGCAAAGCCCTGTGTAGGTTGTCAGGACATGCTAAAACAGCTTGGAATCAATCGGATATTCTATTCCGGAAACAACAGCAAGTTTGAACAACTTTATTAATATAAAATCTTTCTTTCCAATTTAAACAACAAACCTGGAATTTTTTGGCTATATTTATGGGCCAATCTCAAAGCCAATTTTACAGGTTTATTATAAAAATTGTTAATAATTTTATAAGAAAGTTGGCTAACTTTTGCATTATGCAAACGGATTTCTTCTGCCCATTTATGTTCCACCATCAACCGTTCTGCATAAGCCTGATCGTTTTCTCTTTCAGCTTTAATCAGCTTTATGTTTTTGACTTTTCCTTTAACAACATGAGCTTTGTAATCCATTGTATAATATCGGCCATCTTGATTTGCTTTTTCATAAGCACAAAACTCCACATCACCCGTATGATTTGTTTTTCCCCATGTTCTGCTGTCTACTTTTAATCGGAATGAACCGAAAGGTTTTCCATATGTTTTAATATCCTGCTTTTTTTCTTCAGGAGTGCTGTCCCGGTATTCAACATGTTCCACAAACAAATCTCCGTTCTTTTTAATTGTATAGTTAAGAAGTGCATTTTCCAAATCTTTGGTTTGATATTCCAATCGTGTCAGATCGAAATCCTTTCCCAGAAATTTTTCAATCAGCTTGTTTGTAGGCAACTTGGTTTCTACTTTGATGGTGTCGAACATTCCCATGGTATTTCTCCTTTTTGTTTATTTAGCGGTAAAATATAACTTTCAACTGTCTGTTTCAAATATTGTAAAAATCTTTGCTCATCATATTTTGGTAAATTAACAATACTACGTGTTTTTGCACTATTCAGTTTATAACAAATATCATGACCAAGCCGATCCTCCACAAAACTGATAAGACTTTCTGGTTTGTTTAATATATTTAAAATATTCTTAACCAATGATATATTGTCTATTCGGTAAGCAGAACCAATATTATATATTTCTCCATTTTCACCCTTTTCACTCAGATCAATGATGGCATTGGCATGATCATCCACATACAGCCATTCCCGCATATTTTGACCATTTCCATAAACAGGAATATTTTTATCATTATATGCACTGTTTACTATGACCGGAATAAACTTTTCAGCATTTTGACCGGGTCCATAATTGTTACAGCACCTTGTTACAAGTACAGGAAATTTATGGGTATGATAAGATGCCAGAACAATAAGATCCGAGCTTGCTTTGGTGCTGCTATAAATGCTGCTGGGATGCAGATTATCAGTTTCAATGCTTGGTTCTGAATCCAGGTTCAAAGAACCATAAACTTCATCAGTGCTGACATGCACAAATTTCTTGTATCTATTCTGAAGACCAAAAAGAATGTTGAATGTTCCAGTAACATTTGAATCAACAAAACTGTTTGGAGAAGTGATGCTTCTGTCCACATGACTTTCTGCTGCCAGATGAAACACGCAATCCACTGGTTCAGTCACAGTACTGCAAAACACACCTAGCCATTTCCGATCTGCCAAATCAAGTTCAATCAATTCAACATCATAAGGTCTGATGCTCTTTTTATCAGAACCTATTCCCAGCTTGTCCAAAACAATAATATGAGAATCGGGATAACGATTGCGTAGATTCTTGACCAGATGTCGGCCAATGAATCCTGCTCCTCCTGTTACAATAAATGTCATTTTAGCCATATACTTGTTGGATCAAAAGTTTGTGTATCGAGGAAATCCCATACTTTCCATTTATTCGTTCCTTTCATACTTTCAATAACATTATTAATTAATGCACAAATATCTTCCAAATGCCATACATCATCCATCAGTTTTTTCCCATGATATCGGCTACGATGAGCCACATGATCTGCATAACTGTATGCAAAACCACAGAAAGGAGGAATTACACAACCCAAACTGCAAAGAACACCTTGCATTCGACTAACAACTTCCTGCCCTCCAACTGAATGCATAGTTGAAATTGCTCCAACAGGTTTACCCAAAAGATGTTTCTTTCCTTCAAGTTCTGTCATTTTTTCAAAAAGATGTTGCATGGGACTTCCCCAGCTTTGCCAATATGTTCCGGTGCAAAAAACAAAAGCATTACTGGTTCTTATATATTTTCTCACAAGGGGCCAATTAAAACTGGGTGTAAGATGAATAACCCGTACTTTTATTTCTGGATCGATTTTATTAATAGTTTTACGTAATTTCTTTATGAGATTATGAGTGTTTCCGGTACGACCTCCAAGAGATCCATTAATGATGGAAATTGTATATTTCTTTCCTTCGGTCATGCTTCTTTTATAGCAATATGGTTTACATAAGCAACATTTTTATAAATAATAAAATGGTACAAGCATGGTTATGGGGTTTATTGCTAAAAATTGAAGAAATTGCTGAAAAATTTGTATCAATTGTTATAAAAATAAAATGATTAAAAATAAAGCAGATTTCATTATGGGTATTGGTTATGTCTATCACGATGACAAAGGCAGGCGGTATGTTTTTGACACAAAACATGAAATGAATAAATTTATACAAGAATTAAGGAATAAGAAAGAAAAGCCCAAGCCCAAAGATGATTATGAAAAAATACGAATTGCCAACTTTAAACCTCAAATAGAATTGTTGCACCGCAGGGGTATTGGAATTTAATTGACACAACATTCATTGTCTGTATAACAAAAGAATGCGTCGAGGCATTTGTTGTATTGTTCTTAGCTTGCAGGATATGGTTGAACCTAAAAAGTTCAAAACCATGACTTATAAAAAGTTCAGCAGCATGAACCGCAAAGATGGTTTGCAAGATCTGGGTAATCGCATTCTTAACAATATGATGGTGACAGGTGAAGCCATCAAATTCTGTTATCAAAAGAATTACACTTATCGTCTGAGCAGTGATTTGTTTCCGCTTATCACATATGACAAAGCCAAAATACGATTGGAAGATTTGCCTAATTATATGGAAATATCTGATACCATTCTGCTTATTCGGGATTATCTAAAAGAGCATCCTGTTCGCTTATCATCCCATCCCAGTGAATTTAATGTGTTGGCCACCGAGAACAAAGATGCATTGAATCGCACCATTAATGAACTGAACTTCACTGGTTGGTTTCTTACCCAATTGGGTTGTCCTTTGGATTACAACAGCCCCATCAACATTCACATCAACAACAGTAGGGGCAACTTTGATGATATTGCTAAACGGTTTGTAGATAATATAGGATCATTAACAGAGGATGCTCGTAAACGATTGGTTGTGGAAAATGATGATAAAGGCAAATGCTGGAGTGTACGCAAACTTACCCGTCATCTTTATCCTGTGTTTCAAATGCCTTTGACGTTTGATTATCTGCATCACAAATGCCATCCGGATGACATGATTGAAAAAGATGCATTTGGTTTGTGCAAGGACACTTGGCGGGGATATCGTCCTTTATTTCATTATAGCGAAAGCAGGGAAGGCAAAAATCCTCGGGCTCATGCTGATTATGTGAAACAACTTCCTGATACCTACGGACTGGATGATATTGATATTGATTTTGAATTTAAAATGAAAGACAAAGCTTTTATTAATATAAATTAAATCGCTTCAATAATATTCATTGATGCTAAAAAATGCCTATTGTCATCGCTGTCCATAAATCTAATTTAGTTGCGCTATCCAATCTTTGAACACACATAGTTAAAGTTTTTCCATTTGCAGACAATGGTATGTTGCTTAATGTACTCTCAGCTTCTGAGTTCTTACCAATCACAATGCCACTATGTCTTTTTGTTCCACCTGTAAAACCGTTGGGAGTATTGCTTCCAAATGCATCAGTATAGAATCGGTATTCAGCATCTGTATTTACAGAAGAAAAAGCTGGTACTGTGCCCGTTATTGTTGCATCCTCATACCACACATACCCTATAGTGCTTGAATTGGCATTATTGTTGCCTAATTCATATTCTAATATTTTTACAATTTTAGATGCAGTGTTTTTAGCTCTTATTGTAATCATAGGAATTAAATCATCAGACATGGTCCAACCACGATGAGTAAAAATACCGAAATTATGAAATGTATAAATTTCTGGTACTTGTTCTAATATAGTGGCAGTTACATTTCCAGACACCGGAGACACACCATATGTTTTTACTGCAACAGCACCTACTCTCGTTATTCCTATCGTGTCGATTTGTGTTACCTGTGCATAAACATCATTTCCTGTGCTATGATCAATGATGCCTACATCCCCGATGTTTACATTGCTTGCACTAAGTGTTATGTTGAAATCCTCTGGATTAGCAATATAACTTAAAACTGCATATTTTGGAAATACATCAACTGAAGAAATTGGAGGATACGAACAACCTGGAGGAAAAAGGGTACTATCAAGATATCTTAACTTTGTTACAGAAATTGCAGGATACCGAGTGTCACCCGGACTGTATTGTACAAATTTACCATACTCAGCCGTCTGATAATTAGACACTACATTGGTGGTGTAACTCACCAAAATATTTAATAAATTAAATTATTAATTACTGAATTTCGCCAGGATTATAACCCAGCTCTTTGGACACATCAATCTCATCTTCACCAGTATCTTCATCGCTGTCTAGAGTTTCTACTTCCTTGGGTTCTTCAGTTTCAGGAGCGGCTTCGCCTTTTTTGGTTAATATGCCAAAAGCTACAAGATCATCCAGTATGGCTTTTTCTTGCTTTCCGGCAGGAACATCTGGAAGTTGTTTGGTTTGAGAATCTTCCCTATAATTCTGAAGGGAGCGAACAATATCACCCAAAGATTCTGCTCCAGGAATTTCATCTGGAAGATATTTTGCAAAACTGCGATAAAACTTTTGAAGACCAACTGGGATTTTAGCAAAATTAACGTTCAGATTCTTTTCAAAATCCGATACTGCCAGCTTTTTGCTGATATAAGCTTCAAAAATAAGTTTGCTGTCGTTGTTCATTTCTTATAATATATTTAGTCTTGTTCCGCATCAGAAGCTGTTTTTTTGGATTTAAGAATTAATCCCTGAACAATACGTTCTCCTTCTTTATCCCCTTTAAATACCTTTTTGATATCTTCTATAGGAAGGGCAAGAACGCTTTGATACACAAAAGGAATATACTTTTGATCTTCAGTTCCGACTAATTCAAATATTTTGTTCCAAAGTTCAGGTCCAGCAATCGTATCTGTAACTTCCTGTTCAATCACATCCTTCTTGAGTTTACGTTCCACTGCAGCTTCTGGAACACTCTTGTCCGGATCAATTGCCAAATATTCATAAATTCCTTTAACAATCTCATGAACCAAATAAGGAAATGTTTTGGCTAATGCTTTGATTGTATAAATGTCACCTTCTGGAACAACTTCTTCACTTCCTTGGGCAGCAGCTTCAATCATGGGCAAGCTGAAATTTTCAATTGGAGGTGCAACAAAATAAAACAATTGAGCAACAGTTGTTATCAATCCATAATTGTAAATTAAACTTTTGTCCATTTCGTCCAATTGATTTTTAACAAGATTAAAAAGATAAAGTTTGCTGACAGCATTTCCCTGCATGAGTGTGTTGGCCAAACGGCGGCGCAATTTGGTTTCAGTATCATCAAAAAGATTTTCTGCCACAATTTGATTCAGTTCTTCCAAATCAGAAAGTCCTTCCACATCTGGAAGCAGTTTGTCTTGGGCTTCTTGTTCAGATTGTGTGACTGCATTTTTGAGATCAGGTGTTCCCAGTTTGGCAACAATCTTGAGACGGTTAGAATCCACCAGCTTTTTAACAAATTCAAATTCAGGAAGATCCAGCACAACTTGAACAGCCATCTTTTCCAACTTGGCTTTGTTTGCACTTTCCACTTCGCTGATTTTATTGAAAGCGGCAAAAACCTTGGATACCAATTGAGGAAAATTTTGTTGTGTTACTGGAGCTTTGGTATAATGCTGTATTCTCTCCAGCAATTTCTGATAAGCATCTGAAACAATCAATTCATAATAATCCTGTGCTTTTTCCGGAAGCACACCCAGAATCTCTTCGGTTCCAGCTTCAAGCTGTTTGCGTTTCTCTGGATCGATCAGATCAGGTTGTTCACCTGTTTCAATTGCTTCCCGGAAGTTTTTCATTATCAGGATAGGTTTTTGCGATATTTGAAAAACAGATTAACGTCAGGATTGCGTTTCTTTTCTTCAGCTTCTTCCTCTTCTTCGCTTCCTTTTGGAACAAGACCTTTTGGACGAGGTTGAAAACCAGGACGCGGTTCAAGAGGGTTGCGACGAGGCGGAGATTTTGGTTCAGTGCTGGGCTTTTCAGTATCAGGCTTCACATCCGGCTTTTCAGTAGGAGGTGCTGCCGGAGCAGGTTGCTCTGTTAAATATTTTGTAAATAAATCCTTGAAGCTTTTCATTAATATTATTTAATCTTTTTAAACTAAAATAAGGTCAATTAACCTTATCAATTACCTTATCAACAATGCTATCGGCAGGTTTACCTTCTTTACGCCAACTGTTAAGAATTGCATAATACACCAAGTATTGAGGATCCATGATATACAGCTTGTTTCCTTTTTTATCACTAAATTCTGTGACACCATCATTTTCTTTCAATTCCACACCTTTATAACTCTTGAATTTAACGTGATATGCTTTGACAAGGGTATTGTATCGCAAAACACCAAAGGCGGTTAATATTCCTTTACCATCATCAGTAAACCCGATAAAACCGCTATTTTGCACATCATAACCTGTGGGTGTACTGGCATCATAACTGGCCACTTCATCTTTGATCTTGTCAGGTGTCACAGTGCTACACCCTACAATCAAAAGACTACTCAGAGAGAAGATTGCGAATTTCTTTAACATCCTTTTCCTTTATGGCTTTTTCTGTTTTGCTTGTGTAATCCACTTCTTTTTGTTTTTCGTGACGATCCTTCATTTCTGGAGTGTTCTTGGCATTAAACAAATTATTGATTGCACTGAATACTTGGGTTATGGCCGTAAGCACTGCGGTTACTATGTTTGTGGGCATATTGTTACTTATCGCTTATTTTAGGCAAATCAACTTTAGGTTCTTCATCTCTTTTAACATCACTGATGGTTTGATCAATAAATGCCCGCCATGCTATAAATCCTTGTAAAAAAAAGTTTATAATTATTTGTGCATATATTACCGGGCTTATTTCATTAAATTGCTTAAAACCGCTCAGATCTGACATAAGGGCTGTCAGAGAGGCTATGCTTATGTAAAGAAAACCCCTTAAGAATATTTTTTTAATTTTGAACCTCCTTGCCATTAATAGTATTTAGCAAAGAAATGACTTCATCTTCAAGAAATGGTATGCCTATTTTTTTCCAAATTCCTTCAAAGCTTTCATAATCTTTTATATTTTTTCTTTTGAGCCAATACACTGTTAAACGACTGGGTTTCTTTCCGGTCATTTTAGAAAATATATGAGCATATAAACTCAACTGAAGAGCATATGTGAAATATTCGTTGCAGGGCAAATGGCTAATAGGATCCATGAAATGACTGCTTTCCCACTGACTTGTTGAATATGAAAACTTTTTGTTTGTTTTATAATCAATTACTTCAAAGAAATTATTATCAATATATTCTGCAATAAGATCTGCTGTTCCTGCAATATGATGATCCATGTCATAAATCATGGTTTCACTCAATACTTTTTTATCTTGAAGCCGATGATCCAGGTTCATTTTTTTCACAAAAGGTTTCAGGCTGTCATCACATTCTTTTCCTTCCAAATGATTTTGGATGTTGTTATGAATACGGGTTCCGAAACTTGTTCCTTTGTTTTTAATTTCTTCCCATTCATTCAAAACTTCTTGTTTTACAACTCCTCTTCGCAAAGCTATGCGTTCTGCTATTTTCTCAAAATCAGTTTTTGGTTTAAATTCTCCAATAAAAGTTGTTACACTTTTAAACAACTGACCATCTGATATTCTTGTATAAGAATGTTTCTCTGCATCAAAAATAATTGGACAAGAAATTGACATCCTTCGTTTATAACATAAGATAATTTAAATTCAATGGCACATGGCACATCGTATACCAAAAACATCAAAAAATTTAAAGGTTGCAAAATCGGCACCTTCAACAGAACAAGTCTCAAAACTCGCTTACTCCTTGGTAAAGGATGTAATGACCGCATGCCTGGATTCAGAAAAGCATTATTCTGGGGAGTGGTATGCAGAGGGATACAAATGGCACCTGACACGCTCCATCAGGCATGCAACAAACTCGTTGATGCTGGCAGAGAATTTGGACAAAGATTGCAGCAGCGAAACCGCCCTTGATCATGCCAAAGGTGCTGCCATACGTGCATTGATGGCAGTTGTTTGTTTACAAAACAAGATCAAATAATTTTACGGACTTTCACGCCGTAAAAATCAAATATCTCCAAACCTTGGGAATCAGTTACATAATCCTCACCATAGATAACTTCCGGAACACCCCATGCACATATCATACGGGCACAATAATTGCAGGGTAAAAGTGTACTGGCTATTAATCGACATTCACCCCGTTCAAAAAGACTAAGAAGATTTGTTTCGGCATGTATCATGTATTTTCTTCGTTCATCCCGATCATTCCAAAAATTCTCATCTACATTTTTTCCGGATGCAAGACCATTATAAGCCACACCCAGAACACGATTGTCGAATGAAAGAGCACATGCTCCTACTTTTTTGTGAGGATCTTCACTTCTTTTGCTTGCTTCTATTGCAAGATTCAGAGCATATTTATCCCAACTTAAACGCATGCTGAATTATAACATATAAAATATATTTTCAACAAACACCACCAAAAGTTATCTAAATACTATTATGGAATCGGTAGCAAAAATACTGACAGAAAACAACAAGCATCTTTCTGATGCACTATATGTTGGGTATGATGATGAGAATGATACCGTTCTATTGGTATGTGAACATGCATTTATTGAAAAATTTCAAAAGATGTTCAGCAAATATGGCAATCAAAGTGTTTATTTCGAGGAAACTGAATCAGCAGGTATAATGGTTTATATATAAGTTATTCCAAGTCTTCCAAAAATTTTTCCCCTATACCAAAAGTTTTTTCTAGAATTTGTTTTTCTTCCCTGTTTAAAAACAATCTGCCCACGTTGTTTCCTTCAATATACAAATCTGCATGCACTATCCCGTTGGGTAGTTTGGAAATAATATCTAATTTTACCGATTCGTTCAATTTAAAAACTTTATGCTTGAGCTTCTGACCACGATAAGCGGGATTGAACGGGAATTACTCCGGCAGTATTAAGACCACTGGAAAGAGGTGTTACCAAAACGTGTAATACGTCGGGTCCGTCTGGATATATGTCTTGTGCAGAGGATGAAACAAAATTGGTTATGCCTCCTCCCAAAATACTGTTACCCAAATCTCTTACGGATGTAAGATCTTCAACCTGTCTGGGACCTGCTGCAAAAAATCCGTAAATAGATTCACCTCCAACTACCGACACAGCTGCAGTTCCTGTATAATAACTGATTTGTGCAAGGCTTGATCCTCCAATGGACTGCCAAGGATAATTGACAGGTCCTGCAGGAGTTAACAGTTTTCCATTCAAATTAAGTTCAACACGGGCAATTGGATTATTGGATACATTATTAAACACAGGCAAACTAATATCCATGGATTGAAGTTTCAATTGCATTCTGTTGATTACTTCTTTAACTCCCAATGCACCAGTTCTTCCACTGTCAACGCTAGGGGCAAGACGCAAACTCATAATAGCATTTCTTATTCCAGGAACTATAGTTGTTGGAGCAGTATTTCCTGCATTAAATGAATAAGACAAATCATTATCAAATCTTCCATCCATGATAACACTGCTTCCCCAATGACTGATTACAGCTGCGGGTGTTCCTGAAATTGCAGGGGTTGTATTGTTAAGAGCTGCAAGTTCTATTACAACAGGAGCTGTTGGTGAATATGTGAATGTGGTTGCTACAGTTCCTCCAGCTTGTGCTCTGGTTAGTCCTGTGAATGTTGTGGCCGTTTTTCCTGTGTATGCAATATATTCAATTGCAGCGGATCCACTTGGGAATGTTGTAGCATCTGTTACACGCAATAATCCTGTTGATGGGAAAATGCTAGCATCGGCAACATTCATTGTGGTTGTTTCAGAACTGGCAAGTGTAGAAGCCAATGATGTTGAATTAAGGAAAGAATTTACTTCATATCGGGCCGGTAAATTTCCAGAACGGAAATATGCCTCGGTATTAACATTGTTATTAACCATTTTATGGCAATAACTGACATTTCCATTTGCAGATCTCATTCCCCATCTTATGAATCCTGCTCCATACCATGAGTAGTCAATATAAAGCATCTGCATTTTTGATAAGTCAACAGTATAACCACTTGGACCTGTTCCGTTAAATTTGTCAATGTTCCAAGCACTTTGAGGAACTTTAGTATCTATAGTTTTACTAACAACCGCAAACGATGGAGATACAATTGAAGGACCTCTGTATTCAGGACTAATCAATAATTGCGTTTGACTTACAATGCTTGTTACGCGATAGCTGCTTCCTTTTATTACAATAAAATCTCCGAACTTCAATTGATCAGCAAATCTTGTATTTGTTCCGGTAACAATATTTTGTCCGCTTAATACGCTTACATTTCCTTGAATTTGATATGTACTGTTTCTACGAACAACATAAAGATTTTGTCCGTCAAATTCAAAAAATGCACCGTTTTGATTATCAAACATTCCAACACGAACAGTTCCATTATACCAAGAATTTGCTCCTGCAATTATAAAATTATTTCCGGATGCTGAAGCAGGAGAAGTTGGTGTTCCAGCAATAGTATATGTAAATGAAAGATCATTCGGAACCGAAGCAACTGTGAATATTCCGTTATAATCGGATTGAGCAGCACCAGAAAGATAAATTTGAGATCCTGGAACCATTCCGTGAAGATTTTTTGTATTCACAGTTACCACCCCACCTGAATATGTGACTTGATCTAAATTGAAATTGGGCTTTAAAAGGGTTCCTGTGCTGAATTGAATTCCTTTTCCGGATTGATAACGGAAATATCTACGGGTTTGACGAATGTGTTGTGCATTCGGTGTATAAGCTCCATTTGAAAATTGTATTCCACCATCATATGCACGATGAAGAGAAAACCCTGCAGGACGAGAATACACGCAATTTGCTGGTGAAGTTGTAACTGCGGTGCCTGTTCCAATTGCAACTGTAGGCGTATCATTTGCACTAAATGTGAATGATCTGGTATTTGGTGTTGTTAATACAACGTGAGAACCAGATGGTCCAGGTGAAGTTGCACAGTAAACGTTTGAAACGAAAATTAAATCGCCAACATACAAATTATGTGCTGAAACTGTAGTACAAGTGATTATACGAGGATCTGCCGGTGCTGCACCTGCATTAAAAGTAAAAGCTGTGCTATTTCCAGTATTCACCGGAATAGAAGCGCCGGAATAAAAACTACAAGGGAATGTTAAAGTTTTTGTGTAATCATAAATCGTTCCAGGTGCTATTGAATTTTTAACTGTATATTTGTATGCCGATGTATATCCAGGTCCTACCGTATAATATTCAGATAGATAAAAACCGTTTGCATTGTAATCTGTGGCATCCTGAACATAAATTACAACAGGATAATTATTTGTTCCGTATGATACTCCTCCTGTAGGAATGCTTCTATCAAAAAAACCACCAAAAACGGGTTGACCTGTTAACGATACAGACCTTGAACCGTTTGCAGAAAGTGACCAAGTATTGTTTGGTATAATAAACGGAGTTGTTGAATCATAAAAAACTGTTGGTTTATTATTCAGAAGTTGAACAAATTCCCATTTGGTGCTTTGTAACCCATATTCAAAATCGGTATCAATCAAAGATTGTGGTTGGCTAATTCTGCTTTTATTGACCGGATCAAAATATTCCTCTTGAGGAACAATTGCCATGGTAGGTGTATCGTAAATTACCTGAAGTTGATCCGCAGAATTATAACCTCCTATTGTTGTATCCAATTGAAGTGTTAAAGTTTTTCCATTCGCATCCCATGTACCACCCAATCCGGATATGCTTTCTGCATAAAGAATATTGTTTGTTGTTTGGTTTACAACAACCATCAACCTATTATTTGTAAAATTAGGAACTGCAGAGAAACTAAGTGTTTTTGTGCTGGGTGCAAAAACCGGATTTGTTGTTAAAACAGATTTCATTTCTTATATTATTTATATATTTAGCTGAATAAGACTGCGGATATAAATCCATATAAAGCACTATTGCTGTTTAAGTTAGTATATGCTGACTCATATTTGGAACTATTTGCATTAAGACTTGTATAAGCACTGTTTCCGCCTTGCCAGCTTGCACTATTTGCATTAACTGTGGTGTATGTTCCTGCCGAAAAGCTGCTTAATCCTGATGCCAAAGTGGTAGTTAAATCATTGTAACCTATCCTTGTTTCACTTATATTTCTATAACCAACAAGGAAATCTGTAGCTCCTAGACCACTTATTTGCTGAAATGTTGCGAAAGTATCGTTGGCCATATTACATTCCCATTCCTCTTTGTTGTTGTTCCTTGTATATCACCTTTTCTTTTTCTATAATCTTGGGTTTTTCAACAATATGGTGTTTTTCAATAATTTTAGGTTCAACAAAGGTTTCACCAATATTTAGCTTAGTTTTTTCCAAATATTGATATAAAAGAACCAATGACAATGCCATAGGATCAAAAACAAAGATTAATACCAAAATAAAATAACGCACTGTTCGGTCCAAATCCAATCCCAATCCATCTGCAATAAACTTGAATGTCAAAATATCACTCTTTTTGGCTTGAGTTTGACGACTGTTTAATATCTGATTTTCCAAATCCAATATCTCTTTTTGAATAATATCATATTGTTGCATCAAATTTGAATATTCATTATTTGCATTTTGAATTGCATCTGATGAAATCTGGATCATTTTGTCTTTTGTTTGTTGGGCTTTTTTATCGTTATAAACAATCTTTTCACCATCCCGATCTTTTCCTTCTACCATTGTGGTGCTTTTTACAGCATCATTCAAACGCAGTTCTTGTTCTTTTTTGCTATCATTTAATTTTTTAAGACGATCATCGTATTGAACAAGCATTTCCTTTTTCTTGCTTTTGATACTTTCCAGATTTATTATTTTTCCTTCATCAATACTATATTCTGCTTTACTGACAGTATAAGCTGAACTAAGAAATCCATAAATTCCAAGACTTGTAATAATTGAAAGAGCAACCACTCCTGCAAACAAGTACGTTTTTAAGAATTTGTTAAGATTTCCCCAAAGATTATGAAGTCCTACAGTTGCTGTAAACTTAGCTGCTTCAAGACCTAATCCCAAAATAATAATGCTTATGAACTGGCTTTTGAAAAGATGTGCCATTCCATAAACAGAAAAGAATGCAGCACTACCTGCAAGAATGAATATGCTTCCAAGAAGCGAAGGCTTGAACCAATTCTGCTTCACGAAAGGAATGTAATATCACCAGAAGAAGGAGCAGCTCCACCTGCTGTTACTCTTGCACCATTTGCATTGATGGGAAGAATACCAACAGGAACTGTTCCGAAACTTATCCATTGTCCTCCTATATAAAAATCATAAGCTTTGCTGGCTCCAACAAAAACATTGGCTCCTGCTGAAACCGGATCCAGAACAGTGTTTACAGTGATGGGAATAGCTTTTGTGAATCCCGCTGGAGTTGTTACAACGGCATATCGATTATAAACATATGGCTGAATGTCTATAAATGCAGGATTGGCACAAACGCTGGGGTTTAGTGACGAATTTAGTATATTTTGCTTGTAAGATGTTACAGGAGGAAAAGCAGTGCTACTTGCTAGCTCTTTAAACTTTCCTTCTTCAAACGTTTGGTAATATCTGACTACATTTGCTGGTAAATATGCCATGCAAATATTTAGTAAAAATGGCTTTAATTAATAAAACCATTTTTCAAATTATATACACTATTTCCTTCTTGGTCTGTTATTTCCAGGATTTCATCCGTATAACAATTTATTTTTTCAAAAATACTTTTGTGGGCTTCATGAGCATCCAACGCACTCACGTCTTGAGTATGAATCTGTTTCTTTTCATTGTTAATGATCTTTACAGTGTACTTTTCATTCATAAAACTATTTACAACCTTGTTTGAATTTTTAAAGCTGGGAAGGACGCTTAATATGTAATGTAAAATTCTCACAGCCAACACAATCTTCAATATTAAAGCAACGAAATCTTCCGTCATTTAGCTGAACAATAAACATAGGAGAATGGTCTAGACCATAATCAATCAATACTATTGCACGACCTTCACCATGTTCTTTGGCTTGAACCCATATTGGCGGTTCAAGCTGCAACAATGTTTGTCTCATTAGAAACTACCCAGATGCTCAATACCAGTTTTTTTATTTAATATATTATTTTCTGTCAGAATAAAATTGCCATATACATTTGTTTGCAAAATATTTTTATTTTGTAAATTAATGCTTCGTCCCATGTTTTTATCAGCTATTGCTTCAATTATCAAACAAGGAGAAAAGCCATTTAAAAACATGCTATTACTTTTCCATTCATAAACATACCGATTGCCATGTACTTGCTTAAGGAAAAGAACAGGTCTTTTTTCACAAAATAGGCTTAAATAAGCATCAATTTTTGCAAAATTCTCTTGAATATGCCTATTTCCTGTATACAATGATGCAATATTTTTATAGTCCTGTGCAAGCTTCATCCTTATTATTTAGTAATATAAATATTATATAAAATGAGTTTAAAACTTTGTTTTACTCGTAGGTTCAACAGGTTACTAAGCGAACTTAAGATTGATGATGGTTTTTTAAGAAAAGAGATATTAAACCTTTTCAAAGGTATAAAGAAAAAAATACGTTCTAAACGATTATTTTTCGATACTCATGGCAACCTTAAGAATTCGTGTTATGTGCATTGTTTGATACGCATTCAAACATATTCAATTGATAATTGTCACTTTAATAAAAAACGACGTAATTTTTTACGAGATCTACTGCATGAATTAAGGCATTTTCAACAACACAGAATTTACCAAATGGATATGAATGAATATAGCTTAAAAGACATGAATGAAATAACAAAAGAGTATTACAACAGCAAGATTGAAATTGATGCCAGAAAATACGAAAAACGTTACGTTAAAATTTATAAACGTCTCAGAAAACTTTACGGTTGATAAGGTAAAGAGTTCCAGGGATGCAAAGAAAAAACAATCCCAGATTAAAAATAAATCCGGCAATAAATAAACTCAACCAAAAACTAATGCATATATGGCAACCGTTTAGTTTTGCCAGCAATGGATATTTTAATGAAAGATAATCCTGCAAAGGAATCTTTGTGAAAATTTGAAAATGTTCCTGAATAGGACTTTTAAACCATATAACCAAAAGGGTTTCAACAATCAAACCCGCAAGAAAAATAGATTCAAGTAGCATTTTCCAAAACAAGATTTTTTTTGATTGCTTGAATGGTGTTGGTTCTTAAATTATTATGCATGCAAGGATAACATCCACCTTGCTTTTTCAAATTGGCATTGGCCGTGATATAATTGTTTCTTAACGATTGGCAATTCTGAATTTCACTTGGACAAGGTTGTTCCATCAAAAAAAACTGATTGATAATATGATATTCCTTTACAATATCCATAAACTTATAATTAAAAACCAGCAGTAAATGAGTTAGTCAGAGTCGTAAATGTTTGAGTTACTGGGTTATATTTTTTAAATGCTATTGTATCAACATAAGCATTATAACCATCATCTACATTAATGAATGTACCGGCGTGTACAAAAACGTCTTTGCTATTTTCTCCTTGGAAAAATGCATTATATGAAATTGGCAATATTGTTTCAACTGCACTTAATGCAGCATTAAGAATTGCATTTGTAGCTATCTTCATTCTTTGAGCATATGTTCCGCCTTGAACAGGAGAAGCTGCTGTAAGTGCATTTCTTACTGTAGTATTGCTCCAAAGTGCATTAACGAGTGTATATTGTTGATAATCATTAATAGTAAATTCTGCACTAGGGAATGTTGGTGCGGTTGCACTCAAAGGACCAACGATTCTGGCTTGGGCTGCATTGACAGCTCCGCATGTTTGACTCAGATTTCCACCCTGACCTCTGCGTTTCATGAATCCAACTTGACCGCTCTTGGTGATTCCAATATGAGGATGCACGTATATGAACAATGCACCAGTTTCTGTTACGTGGCTCATCCAAGCAAAAAGACCAACAATTCCAGGGAAAGGATAACCACCTATTCCTCCTGCAAAGAAAGGACCGCTAAATTGTTGTAGAGATTCTGGATATTGACCAAATGTATTATTCGGGAAAATAGGTGCATTTTTATCATCAGAACATATACAAGCAGCTGTGACAACATCATCTGGTGTATAACCACAAAGAGTTTGAATAAATGTGGCACATCTACTTCCAAATGTTTCTGCCAAAACAGCATTAGGATATGTAATTCTTACAGTGCTCGTATAAGCACTTTGATCGGCAGTAGCAGGTGATGTTTGGGTAGTATTGAATAAAGGAATATAATATGTTGCTCCATTGATCAAAACAGGCAATCCGGTAGAACCTTGGCTAATAGTTAGACCAGTTGTGTAATTAGAAGCACTTGTCGGAAAACCATATGTGCTATCAATTAAATTTTTAAAATCATTAGAAGAAGGTGTATGACCTGCTGAAAACGAATCGTATAGTGCATCTTTGCTTACAATTGACATAATATTATTTATGCAGGGGTTGGTGTTTCTCCACCTGTTGTTTCAGGTGTTTCTGGAGCTTCAGGTGCTTCTGGAGGAGCTTCCCCACCGGCTTCAGGGGCTTCAGGGGCTGGTGTGGGTCCTCCTGGTGTTGGGCCAAATTCAGGAGGGGTTTCTGCTCCTCCACCTGCTTTTGGCTGCTTTTCACCACTTTCAAACTGTTTACGCCAATCTGGACCTGCTCCTGAGATTTGATCAATCTCCCACTTGAGTTCAGCATCTTTACGAAGGAATTCACGATTGGCAAGAACCATACGGTCAGTCCATCCCAAAATCTTCTTTTGCATGTAAATCTTGCTAATACTGTCATTATTAGTGATATTATTGAATCCTTCTGTACGCATCTGCATTTTTTGCAATTCACGCATTTCATAAAAATTAGAGGGAACATTAAAAGTAAGATCAATATGATTCTCTTTCAAACCATACTCACTCCACATTCTTTTTAGTTTAAGATTTGTGATAAATCCATTCTTAAGACCATCAGCAAAACGAAGCTGTTGACGAATGATAAATTTGGAAAATTTAAGTTCTTCCCGAAGAATTTCTGTTCCATCCTTATATGTGTCTTCTGGATTCAAACGAGAAGAAGGAACTTTCAAACTTCTGTACAACTTTTTCATGAAGTACATTAAGTCATTCAATTCACCCAGATTCTGACCACCTTGTAGTTGTGTTACATTGGTTCCTTCTTGACCAGTGCGCTTGGCAAACCAAAAACTATCCAACATGCTTTGAGGATTGAATTTCTGTACTGTTGCATCTTGACTGGAATCAAACGTTTTTCGATTCCAATACTGTTGCATGAGACGACGCATGTATCCTTCTGCTTTGGCTGGACTCATGTTTCCAACATCCACATTGAAAACAAGCTTTTCTGGAGCACGAACCAAACGATAAATTACAATACTATCTTCAATCAATGAAAGCTGGCGATAAGCTCGACGTGCATTTTCAAGAAAAGGAAGACGAACTGTTTTGTTTTCATTCCATATTCCGCTATTAATATAAGTTACCTGATTCTTATCCAAAGGAACGATTTGATAATCCACAACCTTAGTTGGATTTGTTTTATCAAAAATAGGTTTTCTTAAAACGAAACCTTTAACCAAAAGATTCTGCACATTTCCAAAAACAGGATCTATCAACTCCGGAGGAATACTGACAACACCAAGAATACCTTCTTGGGGATAATCTCTATGAATGATGTGTTCGAAATAAATTTCAGCATCCACAAGCAAATGACGGAAATATTCCCATCCCCTATGCTCTAATTCAAAAAGATTAATATAACGACGAAATTCCTTTTCAATTTCTTCTCTCTGAATATCTGTCAATTCAGAATCATGAAAACGCAGCTTTACAATTCTTCCTTCTTCATCGACATTTATAACTTCATCACAAATTTCATCCAATGCATCTGCAACTTCTGAAAAAGCTGCCATCGTTCTATAATCTCGGATTCTTGCTGCTTTATCTGATTGTATATTTGCATACAAATAGGTTGATAAACTGTTATCACTTGCAATTGCTCCAATGCTAGTTTCATTTACGCTTGTGCTACTGCTTATACTATGTTTGGCAATTGCTTCTGTACGACGACTTCCAGTATCTTGAAAAAGAGAGAACTTAGGATTTAGTTGAGATAAAACATCAACAACAGAATAATTGTTGTATGGAAGACGTTCACTTATAAACTTTTGCAACCCACGACCAAAAGTTGTTGATCCACGATCATTTGTGGATGAGTAATCCGGTTGAGCCATATTATTTATTTATAAAATCAGGTAAATTTTCAATGCTAAATATTATTTTACAAATATTTGTATAAACTAAGGATTATAAGCCAGATTACTGCCTGTATATGTTAGATAATTAAACAAATAGGTTAAAACAGAAACATTCTCACCTGCAGATATCATTTGCACATATGTAAATCGGCTGCTTTGACTAGCCAGTCCATAACCTGCTTCATTTGCAAAAACGAAATCAATTTTACAATTCCCAAGATAAACACTAGGCATTCTGAATCTTAATATATTATTATTTAAAATTTCATAATTGGTTATTGGATATCCTGTAAAAGCTGGAAATTTTGCACTAATACTTTTTATATTTGAATAAAAATTATAACTAGAAAGTATAGGGTTTGTTACATTTGCTGAAAGATAAAGCCCATTTCCTGTTATGTAATCAAACATGTCTCCCTGAAATGTAAAAATAGCGGCGCTGGAACCTTGTACTATTGTAAGTGTAGGTTCCTGATTTAATTCGGGATAAAATCTTTTAATCATATATTAATCAATCGTTACACTTACCGGTCCAACAAATTTCGGATTTGCACTTAGACTGATTACGTCAGTGTTATAGAATGCACTTTGAGGTGAATTTAATGTATATGCCTCGGATTTTAGAGCATAATAATTATCATATTCAAGCAATGCTTTGGAAGAAGAAGCTGTAATATACGTATTGATGTAAAATATATTTTTGACTGGATCTGTTTCTTGTGGAAAGATCCAACCTTTTATTGTGAAGCTTGTGTCCGCCACAATTAATGCTTTTGCTGTGGGGTCTTGTTCTACAGGATATTGAAGATTAACATTACCACTCCACAATACTTCGCTTCTTATTTCCTGAATAACACCCAAATCATATGAAGATGGTATCTGCCAAGAAAGAATGATATAAGGATTGTTAAAAGGAATAAAATTACTCAAAATCTGATCCATATCGCTTTGATATCTTGTAAGAATTGACATATTAATTCCAATATCAATAGGAACAGGAGTTCTGAAAAAAGTTGTTTTCTCTTTTCGTTTACTATCCGCATCACCTTGTGGAACATAAAAACCTGCAATTTTATTAAAAACTCTGCTTTCATCCCGATTAAGACCTGTGATTGTTACGGATACAACAGGAAGTGTAAGATTTTGACCAGGAGTTACAATATCAAACAATACCCTTTGTTTTGGGGCATAAAGATAACGAACCTTGACTTCTTTTTCAGCATCCCGATTTTGATTGAATCTTTTGATAACTGTGCCGTCAAAAGCATCTATAAAGGATGCTATAAGGTCTTTTACTTCAAAGTGATACGATTGTTGGAGCATAACTTTACCTTAAAGTATTTACTTTAAGATAAAGCACTTAGAACCATATTTATATTATAATATTTTTTCTTCTTTGGAATCGGTAGTGTTTTCAAAACAGATGAAATGCTATGCATACCTTTAGAAAGGTTGTTTAAATGAAAATCAAATTCTAAATGATTCTTTTTAACACGAAATTCAAAAGGATAAGGTATTTCAAAAATCTTACGTTCTTTTCTGTCACAGGTTATAGTGAAGTTTAGGTAAAAGTCTTTTACCGAAAAAAGAAGCAGTCTTCCCTCCCGATATTGTTTGTTCTCTGAAATAAAAACAACTTTTTTCTGAAGATAATCCAAAATAGTTTTTTCGATATCTTCAGGAAGTTTCATGTATCCATATACCTCATTTTTTCACCCGCCGAAAGAACTGCTAGCTTCTTCTCAAAGAAATCCCAAAACTTGTCAGAAGGAATAATTTGAATCAGATCACAATCATCCATACTAATATTCCGATAATCCTGCATGATGATATCCCAAACATTTAAAATGTTTTTTGCAGTTCGGTTAAAATATGGAACAGGCTTGCTTACGCTTATAGGTCTGAAATTAAGTGTGATTCTTCCGGCTGGACTATTCAGAAACCTTTTATCGTTGCTGCAAATCATTCTTCGTTCTGCGGGATGACCGGCTTTTGGCCGTCTCCGTGCAAATCGGATTTCAGCGACGTTGTTTTCTAGTATTGTTTTTAGAGCTTGTAATGCTATTTTCATTTTTTCGGGGTTGACATACACCAAAAATTCTTTGTTCGTTTATGAAAAGACCATGTTTAACCAAGCCGTGATCAACCACATCAATTTTATTGATTTGTACGCCCATATTGTTTGGAAACATGATAATGTCATTCTTTTTAACAAGCTTACAATTCGGACCAAGAAGAATGACTTTTGCCAAACGCCAAGCATTTGTCATGGCATTTGTTTTTACAATAATTCCATTTCTTACAATTTCATCTTTTTCACCAGCCAAATCAGTAAATTCTGCTAAAATCACATCATCCAATATTTTTTCAAGATTGTATCCTGTAAAAATACTATCGAATGAACTTCCGGAATGACTGCTTAAATCAATTATGCTTTTGCTTACTGGAATTTTATCTATATTCACAGTAGTAATTATGAATCAGAATAAATTTGCAATAGATTTTCTAAATCTTTTGAATTTACTGTTTTCAGTATAAGTTCGGCATCTCGTGTGCCCATTTCCATATTTTTTGTCAAAATTTTAATAGGATTTTGCTTTTTCTCCTTGTCTTTGCTTTTGCTTAGATAGTTGATTTTTCTATAAGATTTTTTTGGCAAAAATACAAATAATATTTTTGATAATAAATCAAAGTCTTCAGTTAAATGTTGTTTATTGGTTATTTGATTAACAATTTGACATGTTTCTTTATCATAAAAACTAATCCATCGATTGAGCATAAAGCTGCCCAAATTATCACTACAATGTTCCTTCCCAACATTATTTTTGTTTTTACTGAAAAGAATGTTGTTTATGTACTGAAAGAAATTTAACATGCTGTGGATTTTAAAAATACAGAATCTGTTATCTTATAGAACATATCCACAATTGTTTGGGAAAGCTTATTCATCTGTTCTTCATTTAAATTCATTTCATATGTATATGCAGGAGAATTTTCCCCAGCAATATTACACAATGCTATGTGACCCAAACCACAACCATTCAAAATTCTGTATCTTGCAATATTCAAAACACCTTGATTTTGAATAAGCCCTTTTCGTTTGAATTCACGATTCACAATAATGTTATCCATATTCACGGCTAAAGGAATCTTTAGAAATTCCTGGGAAAGCACGTTGGCTATTGAACTGACCAAGAAATGTGAAAATAACGCACCAGATACCGAATCATGAACAAGAGGATTCTCATAAACAATATTCAACGCTTCCTGCATTTCATCAATTCCAAATTGAGAAAAGTCATATCCTTTACCTGGATTTACAGTACCTGTGAAAACAATAACATTTCCACTAGGAAGTGCTTTGTCTCTGAAATAGGAGTGCACAAACCTTTTGTTGATTATTTCGACATTAAAATTTTGTTTTGGTAGTATCATATGATTCTATAGTTTGTATGAGACAGGTCAGTAATATTATACCCTCCTGAATAGGAAATGCTACTCTGCAAATCCTGTTCTATTTCTGAAAGCATTTGCAAATACGTTTTTCCATTTTCTTCAACTAAAATGGTTGTGCCTTCTATGTTTTCAACAGAAAGATTATTGATAACTTTATTCTCATAACTGGCAGAACCGAAATATTTTTTATATATATTAAATTTTTTGAATTCTGGATCACTTTTTGAATCTGTAACAGGATATTCAACAATTGTATCGGCTGGACTATCCGAGCATGCAGCAAACATGCTTCCTATCATATTGATAGTCGAACCTGCCACAATGCTTTTGGCGATGTCTCCATGACAACGAACACCACCATCAGCCATAATTGGGATATCTATTTCTGCGCATTCCTGTATACAAGTGAAAACAGGAAGAGTAAATCCTGTTTTATCTTTGGTTATACAAGCTTTTCCTGTTCCAATCGCAACCTTTACCATATCCGCACCCCAATCTTTTAGATCTTGTGTTCCTTCTTTTGTTGTTACATTTCCTGCAATAACAAATGTATCAGGAAAATCTCTTTTAATCTTTTTTATAGCTTCTTTTACTAGCAGATGATGCCCATGGGCCACATCAATAAGAATAGAATCCACTTTAAGATTCTGTTCTTTTAACTGATCAAGAATTTTATCACACTTTTCCCTTACACCTACCGAAATAGAGATGAACTTCCAATTTTCTTCATTTGCCCTTTTCACAAAACCAAGTGTATCTCCAAATCTGTGCATCACATAAAAATACATATTTTCAGACAATAACTTTCCCAAGTCTTCATTGATGGTGCAAACCATATTAGAAGGGCTTACTGGCAACTTAAAAACATTATTTCCAATACAAACCTTTGTATCTGCACCTTTTCGGGTTTCCAATTCACTATACTTTGGAATTAAAACCACATCTTCAAACCCTAATGCTTTTTCAGTTTTCATCGACGGCTATTATAATAATCAGTTAGCAATTGTAAAGAGTTATCTGATATTTTAACTTTATCTTTCAAGCGTTCTAAGTTTCTGGCTTCTGTATTTCTTCCCAAAATGTTATAATTTATAAAAAAAGAAGTGTCTGTTATGTATCGACTTGCTCTATTATTTTCAAATTTATGTTTAAGATAATGTTCAGCATTCCATATGTCAGGATAATTGAAATAATTGCTATCAAAAATTTCTCGCAATCTTTGATGGGAACAAACAAAACAGGAATCGTCAAAACCCCAAAGTCCACTGTCTCGAAAGTCAAAGGTGTCTGTATCATAAAGTTTAAATGATTCTGTTTTATATAAAACATTTCTATGCTTCTCGGTCCATTTACCCTTTTCCACAAGATATTCGATTTTGTATGAAAGATTGGTCATTTCATAATCTGTATTGAAAACCATATTTTTCAAATCATCCCGATTTTGTTCTGTTGCTTCATAAGAAAAGGTATCGTCCTGATAAAAGAAAAATTTGTTGATTTGTTTGCTCTCCAGAAAATTCATCAGGTAACGAATACAATCACAATAGGTATTATTACTAAAAACAAATAAAGTGGAATTCTTCAGTATCTTGTTGTTTAAAACATAATTTTTAACCTCATCAGAAGGGTTATGAAGTGATATGATGTTCATATCAAAATTAGAAATGAAGTCCTGAAAATACCTATCCTCTGCCCTTATCTTAAGCAAAGGCAAACGATCACCGTATGTTTGAAAAAAAGATACGTTCACCCTGCGCTTTTTTTAATATTATCTGCTGCTGCTATTGCCACATTACTATCATTCTGTTCCAAGTGTCGCATGTTTGTTGGATTGAATCCTCGTTCCATGGGATAATCCCCAGGATATTCCAGCATGAATGTGGCATCAATATTATGCAAAGGAATGTCTCTCATGGTATTTCTTACATGATGATCTACATAAAACTCGGTGGATTCATCATTTCCTGCTAGCTTTGCATAGTCTTCCACAAAATGAAACATCTCACAATATCTGCGCATCACTTCATGATTACCCATGGCAAATCGGTCATTTAATTTTCCATCCCGAGATACCGTAGAAAGATAATGTTGAGGTGTTAATAATACATTCTGTTTTGCCACAAACTCCAAATCAGCATCCTGAAGACAATCAAACCAAAATTCATCTGGTCTTCCTCGCACAATCACATCATACTGAAAACTATTCTTCTTTTCATATTCTTCAATAAGATCATAACATCCTTTTATATTATAAAGTTGTCCCAAAACATGATCGGCCACTTCCATTCCCCAACCATGACTTACATGAACTGGATACTTGTGGTGCATCACTTCCGGAACCGGTATCTTGATTTTGCTACGATCCTGAATGTTAAATGCTCTAATATTGTGATATCCCATGACAGTTTCTGAATCTTTTTCAATACCATCTTTGCTACACCATCCATGAACAAAAACATCTGCTTTGATTGGATCGATCATGAATTTGTTGGCCCATTCCTGAGTTATCGCAAAATTCCGTAGTCCCCCCGATAAAAGAACAGCAATTTTAAGGTTTGTTTTGGTTTCTGGGACATTTATTTTAAAAAACTCCCTATTAACAAATTGATAAACATATCGCATCCTGCTTCGGGTTGCATGCCGGACTTGATCCTGCATTTGTTCGGGTGTCATATTCTTATCTTACGGTTAAAAATAATTTTTCAACAATAGTTGAATTATAAAAACAAATGCTTAATTAGATTCATGGATGTAAACTTTATTGTTACTTGTTATAACCGGGAAAATTATTGGCCATATTTGAAAGAAATCATTAATTCTTACAAAATAATCAAGCCCCATATTGCTTATTGTTATAATGGAGTAAACCAAGATGAGGTTTGTGATTTTCGTTGTGGAAATCGGGGTCATATTGAAGGGGACACCGACATGATGATTGGTGGTTATAACCATTTAAAAGACAATGGAGTTAAGAATTGGATCAAATTGAGTGTGGATAGCTGGCTTCTTGATGAAGAAAAGGTTTTGGATATTCTTAAATTGATGGAAGAAAAGGATTATGTTTATGCGGGATGTCGTTGGACTGGTGATCCGTGGTTCAGTACCGATGTTTTCTTTGCCAGGGAAAACGATTTTCATTTCATGCATAAATTCACAAAATGGGCCATTCATTATATTGAAAAGGTTGATTACTCAATCGAAAGGTGTATTGCTGATCTTGCAAAACAAAGCGGAAAGTATTACATGATTCCAGAACGTGATCCAGTTCCAGGAAATCATGGTACCCGTTATGTTGTGGAAAAGCTTGGTTGGGCCATGTACCACGAACTTGATAAAAATCTGAAGATGTGGGAAGATTACAAGAAATCTAAAGTTTTGTAATTTTCTATAATATCTGAACAGATACCAGCGCACCCTGAAACAAAATCATTATTAAGCTCGGGCATTACTGAAATACTGTTTTTAACGGGTTGTTTTCCAGGATAAACCCAAATATATCCATGGCTTGTAAGAGTCATGGTATCATTTTCATGCCAAAAATAATTTAGCTCTTTGTGTTTCTGCATTAATTCTATTGAAGCAACGTCTTTGCAATGCACCCAAACATGTTCTTTTCTTTCTTTAAGCCAATTTAATCCCACAGGATAAACCGGATTGTCATGGCCAAGATGAACGATTCCTTCTATTGTATGAATGTCTATTTCACAATCATATCCATTTTTTAAAACATTATCGATAACATGCGGATTGTTTTCCGTTTCGAAATTCTTTCCGTTTAGATTACCTCGATGTGATATAAGAATCATTCTGGACGGTTTTTAAGATAATAATCCAAATCTTCAGGTGTGCCTAATCCCCACATTTTTTCAATATTGAATACTTTTACCTTTTTATTGTCTTCTATTGCCTGGTTGAATACCGGACAAACGTAAAATTCATTATTGACCCGGATATTTTTATGTATCATTTGTTCTGCATACTTCACATAATCAGAACCTTTTTTCCAATAATAAACACCCACAGTTGCAATATTACTGATTGGATTTTTCTCGGCCACTTCACAAACAAATCCATCATCATTCACCTTGGCATAACTCCATTTAGGATGGGTAGAATTAAAAGTCAGTATTCCTGCATCAATATCATCTGCAATCATAGAATACATGAATTCGTTGCTGTCCCATTCAATAAACTGATCAGAATTGGCTATAATGAGGCTTTTATCATCGTTAAAATACTCTTTAGCGAGAAGAGTGGTACAAGCAGCACCCTCAGTGATTCCTTCTGTTTGTACAATCTTACAATTAGGAGATATTATATTTAAAAGATTTTTTAAATTATATTTTTCATAATGTTCTTTTTGTACTATGAAAACATGTTCTGCATCAATATTCAAGTTTTCAATAACAACCTGAATCATGGGCTTTCCTCGCACTTCAATAAGAGGTTTTGGAAATGTATATCCTGCTTTTTCAAATCTGGATCCTGCTCCTGCCATTGGAATCAGAACCCTAACATCTCCTCGACCTTGCCATTTTGGTTTAATCATATGTGTTTCCTTTCGGTTAATGAATTCTTTTAATTTATCATAATTGAGATCAGAACTATTTTTTACTGGAAAAAGATATGCTCCAGATCTTTGTGCTGCTTTTCTTCCTATGTGTGAATCTTCAATGATAACAGTTTCATCCGGACTTGCATGACACGCCAGCATAGCCCTTAGATACATTTCTGCACTAGGTTTTGGATTGTTTACGTCTTCATTTGAAAATAAATAATCAATATATTCAAAAAAACCTTTTCTTAAAAGCTGAATCTTGGCTGTCTCTCTTATTGAATTGGTGCAACAGCATATTTTCTTACCATCTTTTTTTATTTTAAATAAAATATCCTTTATGCGTTCATCTTCTTTGAAATTGTTTATAATTTCTGTTGTATATTTTTGCTTTAATTGCCATATTTTTTTGTGCAATTCTATGGGCAGATTCTTTTTCTCAGAAAGAATATTCAGCTTTTTAGTTGTGCTAAGACCGTCATATGTAGAAAGATGCTCTTCTTTTGATATTATATATTTTGTATCAATCTGCTCCAAAGCTTTATTAAGTGACAAGAAATGCAGTTCTCTTGAGTCCACAAGAACACCGTCCAGATCAAATATAACCAATTTGATTTGGCTCATAAATTAGGTGTTGTCACTCCCTGGTGTTGGGCCACTTCTGAAGCACAAATATTTGCAAATTCTATGGATTTTTCAATATCATTTGATTTGATATATTCCACAACTAGTCCTGATAAGAACGTATCTCCGCATCCAGATGTGTCTTTTACTTCGATTCTTTTTGTAGGATATGCTTTTCCATTATAAACACAACCGTCTCCTCCTTTTGTACGTATGATCTTTTTTTCCAACTCTGGAGTTATGGTTTCTTTGCTTCTTTCATATTCGTAATTGTTTATTTTTATAAATTTTGCTTTATTTGCCCATGAACCAAGTTTCTTTTTTGTGTCAATAAAAACATTTGGATGCCAAAAGCATATGCTTTCAATATCACTTTCTTTTAAAAATCCCTTGTTGTAATCAGAAATAACAATCAACTTATAATCATATCGAAGTAAAGATGTATCTACTCTGTCAATGTTGTGGTCAGTATCAACTCGCATGAACATGTGATTAGTTTGTTCGTGTACATATCTTGTTTTAGTAACATATGGCCAATTTGTATTTGTGATAATATCACAATCACCACCCAAAGACACAATATTTCTCTGGACATTTTTTGCCATTCCTTCATTTTCTTTTTGATGAAGAACTTTTAACGCCGGAACAGGAATATCGGGACACAAACGAGTACAATCACAATAAACAAAAATGTCCCTACAACTTTCACCGATGATGAGAATATCTTTGTTCATTCATTTCAAAAACAGCTTTTCTTTTCCACAATCATGCTGGGACGGTTAGAATTCATAGCATTTTTATATGCAACTATGGCTTCTTTACCGTTTGTGGGCACATAAATGGGGAAATCTACCATGTTTCTGAATCCTTCGGTGAAATCCTGTGAATGTGTAGGACCAGAATAAAAAGGTCCAGAATCTGCAACCACAGATCGAAGAATCACTGGAACTTGATATTCTCCATGGGAAATTCTTTCAATATGATTAACATGATTCACAATGGCATCGGCAGCTACCATCATGAAATCATGCCGCTCATAATAGATAACAGGCTTGAATCCTTCAAATGACATGCCAATTCCAAGACCAGTCATAAGATTTTCTGCTACTGGAGTTTCAATCTTTTGTGATTTATCGACATTTTTTAATGTTCCCATGGCATCACCATTGGTCACATTGTATCCAATAAACACTGAATTCATTTTTCCAATTTCTGTCATCATTTGATTGATGGCATCTTTGAACTTGATGTCTTCTGTTATATCAACTGAATGAAGAACTTCTTTTGGAAGGGGTGGAAAATAATCATCATGAGTCTTTGTTTTAGTCTTACCCAAATTAATCATATCTTCTGTTCTGGCATGGGGCCATGTAATATTATAATAATATTTTCTAACACAAGGAAAGAAGGTTGGATCTAGAGCTTTGCCCCAACGCTCTGTTTTATCTGTGTTTACAGAACGATTATTATCTTCAACTACAAATGTACAAGGTAAATCAAAACCATGAACATAACGGGCTGCTTCAAAAAGATGACCGGAATCCTCGGTTCCATCCCCCACAAAACACCATACCTTATGTTTGGATCCTTTTCTTTTAAGAGCCAAAGCAATTCCTGCTGCAATTGCAGCAGTTCCACCGATAATTGCTGAAGTAAAGAAGTTACGCTTACGATCATAAATGAACATGCTCCTTCCATTTTTAATACGATCTTCCAACACATCTGCAGGAACTCCATGTAAAAGTGCATGATAATGATTTCGGTGAGTAGCCAATACATAATCACCTTCTTTGATTTCTTTGAAAATATCCAGCAATTGTTCCTCGTTTCCTCCTGACAAATGAAACAGGAAAGGAAGCTGAGAGTCCCTGTAAAGATCCGCTATACGGTTTTCAAAATTTAATAAATCATCTTTTGTAAGCATAAAAACTATTTTATCTGGGGTAAATCATAATTCTACCTGCTTTTCCATTCTTTACTAAATCTATTGCTGTATTCACATCATCCAATCCAAACTTGTGTGTTATTAAATTTTCAAAGTTAATCTTCCCTTTTTTGTATAAATTTACATATCGGGGAAAATCATCTGTTGGGTTTACGTTTCCACCTTGTGTGGAACGTATAATTTGACCATTTCCTGCAAAAAAATTGGCTGGATTTTTTATTTCTAGGCAGTTGTGTTTGCTAGGTTGACTAACAATAATGCATCTTCCCCTTGCTGAAAGCAGAGGCAGATAATCTGAAATCACTTGCATATTTCCTGATGTATCGATGATACAATCAATTTTTTCAGAAATCTCATTTAACCCAGTTATAAATTTTGCACCAAGACCTTCAACCATGGATTTCTTTTCATTTGAAATATCCAAACCATACATGTTTCCTGCACTAGCAAGATTTGCTGCCATGATAATATTCAATCCAACTCCTCCACAACCAATTACCAAAACAGTTTCTCCGAATTTTATATTCGCATCATAATTCACGATTCCAAGTGCTGTGCTCATTCCGCAACCCAATAAAGCACAAAATTCATTAGGTGTGTCTTGAGGAATGGCGGTAAGTCTATTTTCTGATACTATGCTTTTTTCGCTAAGAGTTGTGATTTTTCCACTGCTAATTTTTTTACCTTTGTAGATGTATTCTGGAAACGGAGATTCTATACCTTCTCCTTTTTTCCAATGAAGAATGACTTTATCACCTTGTTTAACACGAGTGACACCTTCGCCTACACTTTCTACTACTCCGCAACCTTCATGACCCAAAAGATGTGGGACAAATTTGGCATTTCCTTTAAGACCAGCAATCTCTTGAAGTTGTGCACCACAAACCCCACTTACCAATATTTTAACTAGAACTTGACCAAATTTTACTTCAGTAAGATCAACATCACCGATAACTAATGGTTGATTAATTTCTTCTAAAACGGCTGCCTTCATTTTGCATATAACATTCCCCATCGCTTTTTACGCTCTGGATCAATATCCTCGTCTTTAATAAGATCATCCCAGCTTTTATATTCCAAAGCCGGATTGAATTCTTGTATTGTTTCGTTTGTTCCTTCCCAATGACTATCATTTGCAAATAGGTTATAACCTAGTTTTCTTAATATTTCAACACATTTTAATGTATCTTGGAAAAATTCTTCACTCCATTCTAAAAGAATCGTTCCACATTTTTGCGATAGTCCACTAAGAGCTATGGATTCGGCTCCTTCAATATCTAATTTTATAATATCTGGAACTCCATAAACATTTATCATTTTATCCAAAGTGGTAGATCTTACTTTTATTTCCCGTTTTGTTTGTTGAAAATAATGATTATGTCGTATTTTTTCAATCCAATCCGGGTTAATTGAATTGATGCCAGGATTGCAATCACATATGAAAAGAGAAACATCTTGTTTACAAACATTTGAGACCAATCCGTGAATACATTCAACATTACGCAAAGGATTCCGATCAAACATTTCTTTATAAACGGGATGTCCATCAACTCCTATAATTTTTGCATCTGGATATATTCCCAGAATACATCTTGTAAAATTTCCTTGATTATAACCAATATCAAAAACAAGAGTGGGTTTATTGCTCATAAATGTGCCAATTTAATTTGTTTGTTGGGTATTCCCATGGTTCTATAGGTTTTGTATATCTATGCATATACAAAGGTTTATCTAGTGTTTTAAAAACCAAATCAACCATGAACATGACGCAAGATTCTATAACATGAACTTCTTTTGCATTTTCGATTATTTTACAATAATCAAATATATTGTTTGTATATTCGGGTTTTACTCTGAATATTTTTAAATTCTTGTCAGCTATTTTAGTTGTATCTACTATTTGATTTCTTGCAATATCATCATGAATAAAAACATATTCATTGGGTTGGAATCCAAAACTTGAGTATAATTTATTTTCCCGTTCATGATCTCTTTCCACATGAAAGCTTTCCCATTTCTTGTTAAAATCCACTCCTGCTTGAGCATAAAAGCTTTTTTCAACAGTTTCGCCTCCTCCCATTCCCAATTTATAAAAATTCTTTATTCCATGCAGATTTACAAAATATTGTGCTCCGCTTTCTTCAATCGGGAAAACTTTAAGATTGGGTAGATCCCGATACATGAATTCGATATTATAATAATATTTCAACTTGCTATACACATACAATTTGGGATGACGCTTGTATAGTTCTCTGACAAGACCATTGCATGTGACTTGATCTCCTAATCCCAAATGAGTTAAAACATGACCTTCCTCGGACTTTATGATCATAGAGTTTGTACGTATTTTATAAGACTCTTGGCCCTGTTTTTGAAAGTATGTTTCTTTCGAACAAATTCTTCTCCCTTAATACCAACATCCTTGGCAACCAATGGATTGGCTTTGAGATAATTTATCTTTTCAATTGCTTCATCCAAGCTTTTGTATGAGAAAAAGGTTTCTCCTTCTTTGAATCCCAGATCATTATATTGATCGTCATAACTGGTAAGAAGACATGTTCCACATCCGGCGGTTTCAAAGCTTCGATAATTTATATCATTAAAAATGTTTTTATTAAACAAAACCATATATGAATTGATGGCCCGAATCATATGGATTCCTCGCACATCAATATCCATTTTGAATTCAGGGAAACGATTCTGGATTGCATCAAACAATGGCTTTCGGTTGCAATAGTTTCCACAAAATCCCAAAAATGTGTTTTTTTCTATTTCTTTTATAGGTGTTATGAAATCTGAATCATAACAGTTTGGAAACCATACACTGTTTTCGTCAATAAAATATCTTGTTGCTTCCAGTATTTTTCTATATTTTCCTTTATTAAAAATGTTTAGATAATATTGTTTGCCCTGACAATGACTGTCGATTGCCCAAAGAAGCTTGATAGGTTTGTTATATTCTGAAAGATCAGGAACCCATCCCACATCATAATTTTCTAAATTTATAATCACATCATATGAATTATAGTCTGGTTTCTTTTCAAAATTATCATGACCCAAACCCCAAACATCACATTCTTCTCCATGAAACCAAAGTGCACGTTGAAGACTGTTACATTCCCGTAAATGCTTGCTAACGATATGTCTTCCGTTTTCCTGTATGATCAAGAATTTCATATGTAATACTTCCTCCGGTGGTGAAAAAACAATTGTTTATAGGGTGAATTTTGTTTGATTTTATGATTGCCCCATTGAGATGGATCCCGTTGAATGGTTATTTTATATCTTATTGAAAGCAAGGACAGAATGGATTGGTCATGACGATGATCTTGAAAGTCTTTATTAAAATTTTCAGTTATATTTGGAGCATCCGAGATTATATTAAAATTCTGACAAACATCAAGATAACAATCAAAGAACTTTTTGCTAAAATCAGTTTTACGAAAAACAATATAAGATGCATTTACCTGATTGCCATACAGATATTCATCTGTCTTTAATCCCATGATATTAAAACAATCAGATTTTGTCCATTGATTATTTTTCCAAGCATTACCATTTGGTTCACCATCTGTGTTTTCAAATAAAATAATTCCTTTTTCATCTTTTTTGCACAAATCATACAAAGGAGACAGGTCACCAATCACTTCATTTCCTGAATCAACATACATAAAAACATCATCATCAGATGCTTTATCCAAGAACTTTTTTATAAAATAACTTTTCCAAACCCAATAACCAAATCCCCTCTTTTCATTGAAATGCCGAATATTCTTTTTATAAAATTCAGATTCAATATCTGGTTCTTTCAAAATATGAATCTGATTCACATTTGCATGCTCTTCAGCACTGGCTTTTAAAGCATCTAAAGTTGGATAATATTTCCAGTTTCCGAAACTAAACAACGCTTTTTTCATTGAATCTTACTTAAATCAGCTTTGATTCCCAGTATCTGTTCCCATTTTTTGGCTTCTTCGATACGAGCATCTCTCAGCTTGGGCCAAATAAGATCGGAATGTTCTTTGTTTTCACCTTCATGTTTACGCATATCGTCGGCCACCTTGTCATATTTGCTGGTTCCAAACACCCAATGATTATGTGTGATAGTGATATCTGAACGATAAACCTTTCGCCCAAATGCCGTATACATGTTGTCCAGCCATTGATCAATCCAATTACGACTAAATTCTTTTCGCATGAAATAACCAGTTACTTCCATGTAACGACGATGAATAAACAACCATGCAGCAAATTGATCATTGCGATGGCCATCATATCCGCAAACAAGCTTGAACTTGTCTGGACATTTTTCAGCAGAGAACTCTTCCAGGATTTTCTCATCCCAACCATCTGTGCTGAATACCATGTCATCTCCAAGCATGCTGATAATTTCTTCGGTACTGTTTTCTGCTAATGTGTTCCAAAGATAACCAAGGCTGAATTTTCCTTCAGGATTGGGAGGAATCACAACGATTTTCAAATTGCTTATTGCTTTTGCCATTTTTTGACAACGTTCCAATGTAGGATCATCTTTGTCTATTCCCATGTAAAGTGTGTAGTTATCTGGATTCTTGCATCGGGACAGTGCACTCATCATGAAACTGATTTTATTGTTTAATCGTTCCCGTGTTGGAAGTAATAATGCTATTTTCATGCTTTACCCTCCTTTTTGATTTTCTTCATAATCTGTAGAACCTTTTCTTTTGAAGAATCTGGTACGCAATTTTGCCATGCCGGATTATAACCATGCTTTTTATAAAATAAAGAGCATCCTTTCTGAATATTTTCTCGCCAATCATTACGAGGACGAATGGAACTGCTGTGTTCAGAACACATTAGTTCATCAATATAATCCATGCTATTGGCCAGATCAGGCCAGTTCCAATAAGGAGTTGTATATCCTGCAAGGGCTATGCGATAACTGTGTTCCACATGCTCAAAAGCATTTAGAAAATCCTCATCAAACAATCCAATCTTTTCAAGAACCTCCCTTGTATAATAACAAAAACTACCCACACAACCCTGGACTATGGCAATTCTTGTATTTTCTGGATATTCAACAATAAACCGAGGACAAGCAGGACCGCCAGAAACTCCATTTTTGTTGGCAGGACCATGATAAGCAAACATAAAATGCTGAATTCCTGTAATATCTCTTGCCTGTATATAAGCATCAAAAACTTCAGGTTTTTTGATCAACATGTCATCTTCAACTATAAAAATGTGTTCACACCCCTTTTCCAAAAGCTTTTTAAATAATATATTTTTACATTTTCCTACCCCTAAATTTGTTTTATTTTGTATAAAAGTGTGGTTTTGGCGTTCCGGAACCTGAAATTGCTTTCCATCATTGACAGTAACAGTATAAATCTCTTCAGGAATGCTGTTTAAGCATTTATTGTAAAAATCTGGTCGATTGCAAGTAACTATGCCAATTCCAATATTTTTCACTTGTATTGATTTACTTTAAAATAAATAATATCAATGGCCGATCCTAATGTAATTAATATCAAAACATTGCCTCGTGTAGAAGAAGTTGTTAATGGCAATCTTTTGATAGTTGAAACTGAACAAGGCACAAACACAATTGATTTTTCTAATTTTGTTGTTGGTCCAAATAATGTTAGTTTTTATACACAAATAACAAACCTTTCTGCACAAAACATTTCGCTCAGTGCCAGCACAACAACTCAAATTGCTAATCTTTCCACCACAACAAACCAACAAATCACAGCTTTAAACACCCGGATAGATTCGCTTTCAGCAACTGTTTCAAATGCCGTATCATCTGTTTTCTATGCAGCAAGTGCAATATTCATAGGTTATGGGTCAACTGCCAGCAATTTGATCACAATAACAAAACCAACCAATTTTAACCTGCAGGCAAATGATTTTGTGCTAACTCTTGCAACAAGTGCGCAACCTGCTCCTTTGGGTGGTTCGCCTAATTTTCCAACCGGAGCATCTGGATTTGATCTTATCAGTGCTTTCCCGTTACCGTTTGTTCGGGACCAGGATGTGGCGAATGTGGGAAATACTTGTCAGTTCACAATTCGTTTGACACATACACCCAAAATAAGTGCAGTGGGTGTGCGATATCTTATTAGTCGTCCTTACGGAATCTGATTATTTTGCTCTTGCGTATTTAAAAGGGGATTCTGCGAAAGCTGCAAATATAATTGTACCATCATTACTTGCAGTTGTGTTGCTTCTTAACTTAAATCCATTTGAAACATAGTCCATGATTGGAGGGGAGTAGGGACCTCCCTCTGTATTTGAATAGTTTGGGTAAATCTCAACATCATAACCATTGTAAATAGACCTTGCCGTGTCCTTAATAATCCAAGGTTCGGCAGAGTCCGTTCTTTTTATCATTAAAAATCTCGGTCTAAACCCACAATAAACAAACGGACCATCTGTCGAGGCATTTCCTGCGTAGCTTCCGAACTTTGAATAGCCGTCTATTTCAGCGAAGCAGTAGGCAATCATATTCACACTTGCTACCGATAATCCACCGCCAGTAACACCAAAGACTGATGGTGTGGGAAGGCTGGCTCCCCACACGGTGGAAAATGTTACAACTGCATCAGTAGTGTTTAGTCGTAAGAATTTTGATGTAGTATCACAAACTGAAGAATGATAAACACCCCAATTATTGACATTTGTATCCCTGTTTTTTGCAATTATCATTTTTGGTACAACGCCAAGACCGTGACCAACAGTTTCTTGATTTGTTCCAGATGCGTTGACAAAACTCACAATACTAAACCCAGCCTGCGGATTTGCCCTGACGGTGCTGGTGATAGAGCCATTAGTGTTAGTGGAGCTAGTTGAACTTGCTTGCCAAGCCCAAGCAACATAAGTTGAACCACTATTGTTGGCTGTTATACTGGTATTCAGGGTAAATCCATCCTGATTAAAATTAGTCAAAAATGAATCAGGCGAACCTGCTCTTGTGTTATTAGAACACAACACTTCTCCCGTTCCTCTTACAGTATCCGACAAAACATGACTTATATTCTGTGATCTACTTTTAACCCATACCAAATCCGGAGCAAATTTCAATCCAGATGGGGAAACAAATGTTGTTCCTGTTCCGTTGTATGTGATTGCATCAAAAAATGTTGAAGACTTTTTAATTGAAGGTATTGGTAAATTGGTTGTACAAAGAGCTTTGAATCCAGATGGGGGAGCATATCTCCAAGCCTGCTGTCCAAAATTCCAATCGTTTTGGTTTCCAGATGTGGCAGATCTACCTTGTCCTTCAAATACGTATGGACCATTTGTTAAACCTGTAAATGCAGTTCCCTGGCTGACTCCGTTTTTATAAAACACCAAATTTCCAGCATCTGCGTCAAATGCCACACCAATTACATCTCCTGAAGTATATGAAGCACCGTATGAAGTTCCAGAACTATTATTGTATTTGAGACCATTCAAATAATAACCATATGAAAAAGCCCCAATACCAACATATAAACCAGTATCCTGTGTATCTTTTGCAATACCAACCGAGCTTTCTGCACCAATGGTTGTTATAGTTGCCTCTGCATACCATTTGCCAGAACTCATAGCAATGTTTGCTTGAACAGATTGCTGACCGGCCCCACCTGTTGTCCCGGCAATTGTAAGATTTCCATTGCTTAAATTTGCATAGGTTGATCCTCTTTTAAGCGGATTAAATGTGCAATAATTACCTCGCACTTCTCCTCCTAATCCGGTATCCGTCCCATAATCTGTTGGACTATCCAAAAGACTGTCATTGCCTGCTCCTGATGTTACGGAAAGATTGGTAGCTACCCAATTATTATAACCTCCAGTAGGAAGAGATCTGTCTTCTCCCAGCGCCAAAGTCGGATTTTGAACGGATGCCACCGTATACATATAAGGTCCTGCTGAAGAGTATGGCTCAAGTTGTGCACCCCAAATGTAACTTCCTTTTACGCCGTCTCCGCTAACAGCATTAAACTGATAGTTTACATTGAATGTTGTGCCCGCTCCTGTTCCAAGATTCACAGTACATGTGACACGATACCATCCATTTCCTACTGAAGTTATTGTTCCGGTTGCTCCATTTATTCCATCAGTTATATTTCCAGTAGCTAAATCAAAACCTATATAAGCATAAGAGGTATCTTTCTTTTGTATATAAAGTACTCCTGTAGTAAAATCCAAAGCTTTCAAATAAACAGAACTGGTCCATACTTGATTATCTGTTGCACTTCCTGTCGTGTAAAATTGACCCAGAACCTGCCCGTTATTAATGACCATCTTATCTGCTGTGTTTGTTCCATTAGGAGCAGTGGTTGCATTAGTAACACATGTGCTTTGATACTTTGTCCAAAATACGTTTGAAAAATCCTCTGAATACGTAAAATAATTTGCTGTAGTAGATTGATTTTGAAAAGGTAAATAAAATCCATTTGTTCCATATGTTCCAACATATTTTTTGGGCATCCAAGATCCTGTAATTGAATCGGTATAACCAAAGCTGGAAGAATCCAACGCTTGACCATCAATGAAGTTAACTTCAGACATATAACCATCAAAGAAATTAGCGATTGATGCCCCGCATCCAATCACATGAGATACATTATTATTAACATAATAATCACTATTTTGTGTTGATGGATATAATGTCCTTTGAAAGCTAGTTACCTCTACTCCATTAACATAGATTTTCATCCTATTTGTGGAAGTTGCTTGTGTCGTGTCCAAGTATGCTACAATGTGATACCAAGCTGATGGATCTCTATATAATGGGGATGTTTGAATTCCGTTATTATTTGATCCGCTCTCCAAATCAAATCCAATGGAGTTGTCTGTGTAAAAGGCGAGTGTTGTAAATGGTGCTGAACCGGCGTTTGAAGAAAATAAATACTGGTTTGCTGAAAAACTTGTTCGTTTTACCCACCCGCTCCACGTCCAAGTCTTTCTGTTACCGACACTCGGAAATATACGACCAAGGTATTTGCTCGACCCTGAATAAAACCGCAGACTTCTGGATATTTTATAGCTGCCTGAACTACTGCTATAAGGTATTACAGAAGCGGATCCGAATGTGCTTTTGGCTGGCATTAATAATATTCATTCACTGAGGCTAAAACATTAAACACGGCATTGCCTCGTTTGATGATTGTATAAGCGTAATTTTGCAAAGCTTTTGTGTTGGAAACCACTGCTTGAGGAGTCAGACCATTCAGATAAAGTGGAGTAAATGTTGTTCCATCAATTTGAACGGCGCTATTATAATAAACTGTGGTTCCTGTTGAAACGATTGATACACAGGTGAAACTTTGACCTGCACTCATGATACTGTTCAAGCTTGTATTATTATCTCCACGGAAATTAACTATCCAGTTACCTGAAGAACTTAAAGTAAGGAAAAGAACAGATTGTGTGAGTATGTCAAAATTAACTGTACTGTTGGCACGAGAAGCCGATAGTGTCACCTTTTCCTTGATTTCCTCCACGTATGTGGTTCCTGCTACAAAAAGCAGAGTATCAGGATTTGCTGTACCTATTCCGATTCTTCCATTGTTGGCAATATAAAGTGCATCACCGCTTTCACTGTCGAAGAATCTTGCAACGGGCTCATTTCCTGTTTGTTGAACTGTCAAAGCAGGACCAGTACCTGCATTGTAAACGCTGAGTGCACTTGTAACTGTAACAATAGTATCCAAAAATGTAAAAGTGCCGAGAGCGGTCAGATTACCTGATACTGTCAAATCACCATTTATGTTTCCCCCGGAAATTGGAAGAAACTTTCCATTTACGAAACCTATGGTTGCATAAGTTGCGCTATTGCTGCTGAATTGCGTATATGTATTATCCCAATTTGCTGAAACGCTTGGTATGTTTCCAAGAACCGTGTTACTTCCGCTCAAAAGATAAGCGGCACTATTTGTTACAAGATTGGTATATGCCTGTGACCAAAAAGCACTGTTATTGTTTGTTGTTGTATAAACGCTTCCTCCGACAGAACTATTTTGATTCAGTGTTGTGTAAGTTGAATCGTATTTTGCACTATTTTGATTCAGTGTTGTGTAAGTTGAATCGTATTTTGCACTGTTTTCAACCAGAGTAGTATATGCTCGCGACCAAAAAGCACTGTTTACATTTGTAGTAGAATAAACACTATTCCAATTCGGATTGTTTGCGCTAACAGTTACGCTTCCTACATTTCCACTGATAAGTATATTTGCTCCGGCAATGATTTGGGCAACACTTCCTGAAGCAGCAGCGCTCCACGTTGAGCTATTCGCATTTGTTGTGGTATAAACACTATCCCATGAAGACGATGTATTTCTGACTGAAGTGTATGTACTGTTTAAGGTGTCTGATAATGATGTTACTGTGCTATATACGCTATTCCAATTGGATGATGTGTTATAGACTGAAGTGTATGTACTGTTCCAATTTGCACTGTTTGAATATAAAATAGTATAAAGGTCATTACCACTATTGGTTTCAAGAAAAGTGATAAGGTCCGCAACCGTTATCTTCAGTTCTTGCCGATTTCCATCAAAATCTGTGGTATATCCTACAAGATAATCAGAAGCAGAAAGACTGGTTCCGGTTTTATTTTCAAAATCGCTAAAATTTACAATAAGACCCATTTGTAATATTTACAAAAATGGGATGGAATATTAGATGCCAAATTTTCTGTATAATTCTTTTTCTTTATTTTCTGCTGCCAAAGCTTGTTTTTGATCCTTAAGAAGATCCTCCATTTTAAGAAGATCTTGTGGATTGAATATGGCTTGATCTTCACCATATGAACCGCCTTCTGGAGTGATATAAAGCTTGGCAATTGCTATTCTTTCTTCAGGTGATCCATGCAGATCAATAACTGCCGGAGAATCATTTTTTGGAAAAAATGCAAAACAACCATCTTTCCGATATCTGCTGTAAATTTCTTTGAAAATAACATCTATTTCTTCCAGATATTTCAAATCTTTTTTGGTGTCAGTTTCCCTCAACACAATCTTGTTGGCCGGACTTGTGACCAATAAAAATATAATATCCAGTGAACGCATGCTTTCTATGACTAATGGAATGGTTTTTTCCAACAGATAAGGATCACACCCTTTGTTTCCTTTTTCATGACCCCACATGCTGTATACAAGATTGTCTAAAGGACAACGATCATGAATCACATTGTCATCCTTTTTATAACTTGAAACCTGTTCAACCAGTTGATTTAAAACCCGCAATTGTGTTTTGCCATCTGTGTTCTGACCGTGCTTGTTCTTTTTAATTTCAGACCTATAAGTTTTTTCAGGGGTTTTATACTCAGGCCACTG